ATGCTGGAACAAATGGGCATTGCCGCGAAGCAAGCCTCGTATAAATTAGCGCAACTCTCCAGCCGCGAAAAAAATCGCGTGCTGGAAAAAATCGCCGATGAACTGGAAGCACAAAGCGAAATCATCCTCAACGCTAACGCCCAGGATGTTGCTGACGCGCGAGCCAATGGCCTTAGCGAAGCGATGCTTGACCGTCTGGCACTGACGCCCGCACGGCTGAAAGGCATTGCCGACGATGTACGTCAGGTGTGCAACCTCGCCGATCCGGTGGGGCAGGTAATCGATGGCGGCGTACTGGACAGCGGCCTGCGTCTTGAGCGTCGTCGCGTACCGCTGGGGGTTATTGGCGTGATTTATGAAGCGCGCCCGAACGTGACGGTTGATGTCGCTTCGCTGTGCCTGAAAACCGGTAATGCGGTGATCCTGCGCGGTGGCAAAGAAACGTGTCGCACTAACGCTGCAACGGTGGCGGTGATTCAGGACGCCCTGAAATCCTGCGGCTTACCGGCGGGTGCCGTGCAGGCGATTGATAATCCTGACCGTGCGCTGGTCAGTGAAATGCTGCGTATGGATAAATACATCGACATGCTGATCCCGCGTGGTGGCGCTGGTTTGCATAAACTGTGCCGTGAACAGTCGACAATCCCGGTGATCACAGGTGGTATAGGCGTATGCCATATTTACGTTGATGAAAGTGTAGAGATCGCTGAAGCATTAAAAGTGATCGTCAACGCGAAAACTCAGCGTCCGAGCACATGTAATACGGTTGAAACGTTGCTGGTGAATAAAAACATCGCCGATAGCTTCCTGCCCGCATTAAGCAAACAAATGGCGGAAAGCGGCGTGACATTACACGCAGATGCAGCTGCACTGGCGCAGTTGCAGGCAGGCCCTGCGAAGGTGGTTGCTGTTAAAGCCGAAGAGTATGACGATGAGTTTCTGTCATTAGATTTGAACGTCAAAATCGTCAGCGATCTTGACGATGCCATCGCCCATATTCGTGAACACGGCACACAACACTCCGATGCGATCCTGACCCGCGATATGCGCAACGCCCAGCGTTTTGTTAACGAAGTGGATTCGTCCGCTGTTTACGTTAACGCCTCTACGCGTTTTACCGACGGCGGCCAGTTTGGTCTGGGTGCGGAAGTGGCGGTAAGCACACAAAAACTCCACGCGCGTGGCCCAATGGGGCTGGAAGCACTGACCACTTACAAGTGGATCGGCATTGGTGATTACACCATTCGTGCGTAAATAAAACCGGGTGATGCAAAAGTAGCCATTTGATTCACAAGGCCATTGACGCATCGCCCGGTTAGTTTTAACCTTGTCCACCGTGATTCACGTTCGTGAACATGTCCTTTCAGGGCCGATATAGCTCAGTTGGTAGAGCAGCGCATTCGTAATGCGAAGGTCGTAGGTTCGACTCCTATTATCGGCACCATTTAAATCAATAAGTTACACATCATTAGTACCTTCCTTATTTTTTGACTGGGACAAATTTGGGACCGATGGGTTCAGGATCGAGTCTATTTGCCGTGCGTGTTCGGTAAGGTGATTAGGTGCAAGGTGAGCATATCGACGAACCATTTCGATAGACTCCCAGCCTCCCATTTCCTGTAACACTGACAACGGGACTCCGGCTTGAACCAGCCAACTTGCCCAGGTGTGTCTCAAGTCGTGAAATCTGAAATCATCAATATCAGCCCGTCTCAGCGCCGCTTTCCAGGCTGTGTTTGCGTCATACCGCATCTTCCTTACTGTTGGCGCTTTCGTTCCGTCTGGTTTGGTACAGCTTTCCTTGTACACAAATACCCAACGGTGATGATTCCCGATTTGTTTTTTCAATACGCGACATGCAGTATCATTCAGCGCAACGCCAATTGCGCGGTTTGATTTACTCTCTTCCGGGTTTATCCATGCCACCCGGCGCTGCATATCTATTTGTTGCCATTCAAGGTTGATGATGTTCGAGCGTCTTAAACCTGTTGCCAGTGCAAATTCAACAACAGACTTTAATGGCTCCGGACATTCATCAATCAGCCTTTGTGCTTCATGGGGCTCCAGCCAGCGGATCCGTTTATTCTTTGGTTGAGGCACTTTAATAATTGGTGCCTTATCCAGCATTTTCCATTCACGCTCTGCGGCTCTTAGTAGGGCCTTTATAAATGAAAGATGCGTAGCCTTCGTTGCAACGGACGCTGGTTTTGGCGTGTATTCTGGAACAGGTTTCCCTTTTTTTCTGCATGCTTCTGCCCTGAGTCTCCAGTTTTCCTCATGACGCCGGTTCGTCATTTTCTGCATTGCTGAATAAATTTTTGATTCAGTAATGTCTCTTAGTTGCATTCCTGCGAAATGTTGAAGCCAGAATCCGATCCGGCTTTTGTCATCGTCCAGTGATTTTTTATGTGCTTTCTCTTCAAGCCACCTGACACACGCTTCCTCGAACGTTATATCAGGTATTTCACCAAGTTTGCTGACCCGCCATGCTTCAGCCTTTAGCTTGTCATGGAGTTCTGTCGCCTGCCTTTTGTCCTTTGTTCCAAGAGACTGTTTAAATCTTTTACCGTTCGGCAATGTGAAACTGGCGTACCATATTTCACCTCTGCGGAAGAGTGACATTTTCTTTCCTCTGTTATGCCATCACCCGCGCTCACCTGGACAGTATGCAGCGGAGACTGAAGAGCCGCAATGCAGGCTTGTCGTGTTGTGAGGTAAGGAGATTTATTCTTAGTGGGATCTTTGCGTGTTGCCTGAAGACGCCCTGTGCGTATCCAGTTAATGGCAGTCGGTCTGGATATCTTGAGAAAATGACAGGCCTCATCGAGTGTGAGGCTGTATGGCTCCATTATTTCACCTCTTGCTGTGACATTGTTGAAAAATGGATACCAGCTCGTTGCTGCCAGACGATCCAACCGAGAGTCATATCCCATGCCATGTATTCGTTATCGCCGTTTTTTGCTCTCCGACGATCTACTAAGTCACCGAAACGCTTTTCCATGAATAATTCATAAGCTTCGCGTTCATCTGGTTCTACTTCCAGAGATAGGAGTGCGATTTCATAAGCACGGCGCTCAATATCGTCTCGCACGTCAAGGCTGTTGATACGCTCTTTAATTTCTTTAATCAGTTCTTTGTCGGTAAAAGTGGTCATTATGCTCCAGCCTCCGGTGCTTTTGGCATTACTGCCCAGTGAGTGATATTGACGTTTTCAAGGTCCCCGACCTGAAATGTCCACTGCCATTCTCCGGTTTCTTTTTGTCCCCAGGTGTACCAGAGAGAACGCCAGCCAATTAGCCAGCCTTCTCCGTTAGCATCGAATAACAAAACACTTTCATTTGCTGGTGGCAGTTCAGTTGACACTGGTATTACTTTGTTTTCCTGTGCTGCACATTTAGCTTCAAGCGCATCGAATTTACGCACCAGGTATTCAGCATCTGTTTCATTTACTTTCAGATCTCGCGGTACACATCTCCCACGAAGAAACCCTTCCATTTCGAAAACATTCATGCGCATTTGCGTAACTCCGATAACTCGTTAAAGCGTTCCATAAACATCCCGTAGGCATGGCCCGGTGCCAGTGGAATCACGTTGAACATCTCTGTTGCCGGGATACCTTCCAGTACAGGCCAGAAAGAGCCATCATCAAGCCCGAGATCGCGGCGTTCGGTTGCCAGCATGATGAGATCGGCATATTTCACGGGCGTACTCATAACTGGGGGTAACCCGTATTTCTCACGGATTACGGCGTCTATTTTTTCTTCCATTTGTTTATAGTCAGGAAGAAGGCGTTTCAGTGGTGCGGGAATGTCCTGGCAATACGCTTCTGTTGCATCATGCATTAACGCTTCAAAAGCAAATTCCTGCGGCACCAGCTGGCTGCAAAGAACCGCATGTTGGGCGACGCTGTAGAAGTGCGAAAGATGACCGGCAAAGCGACAGATATTTGAAAGGGAAACCGCGATATCGTTAATATCGATGTCGTCTTTATTTATCCTGTCATAATAAAAATGCTTCCCGGAAAAAGTTTTAATAAATGACATTTTGTTCTCCACGTATATGCGCTGCACCGCGCTGAATTCTGGTAAAAAGAATCCCTCACCATCCGGCGATTATTGAGTAAATTACGTTTCCATAAATGCCCCCGCAGGGGCATTTGCAGTAATGAAATCAGGCGGTGAAAGTACCAATAAAGGTTTCTACTTTGCTGTCCTTGAATTTCTCAACAAGCAGATCACGAAATTCGTTAGCCATTTCTTCCTGCACCGCCTCCAGCTGAATAATGCGCAGAACCAGTACAGGACGATCGCCAGTGATAATACTGAGGCGTAATTTAAACGGACGTTCTTTCAGACCTTCAAACGGAACGCATTTAAATTCAAATGCCACTGGCATAATGTCTTTGGTCTTCGCTTCGACAGACTCCATCAGGGAGCGTTTGCCGCTGAAGTCATTATCTTCAAAATCAGCGGTCTGGTTTGCTTCAATCGTGATTTTACGGACAGCCGCAGCCGCTTTTGTTGCCTGAATAGCGTCACCATTAGCATCAAAGCCCACAAGATAGTCGGCCCAGTCTTCAATCCATTCTGCCAGTGACTTCTGGGAGTTACGCTCGCCGTTAACAGACAACAGAGCAGAGAACGGTGCTGTCTTTTTCAGTTTGAGTGTGGCGGTGTTATCTGCGTGACCTGGTTCACCAATAGTACCCAGGTTAAGCACACTGACGGCACGCATATTATCGGCATCGATAAAGCAGCGGGTGCCTTCATCTGCAAGATCTTTAGAATAACGGGTAAAGTCATCGATGCTGGCAGTGGAAAGCGCACCACGGAAACGGAAGCGATTTAAATTAAATTTTTCCAGATCATGAATGCGGAAATTCTCAGGCAATGCCACAGCATCGGCACCAATCTTACTGATAATTTCATTAACACCCTGAGCAGAAATAAGGGCATGGATTTGATTAATTGCGGTTGCGTCTAAGTTCTGAGACATAATAAGTCCTCACTATATTAAGATATTCAGTGATGAGATAAATAATCAGTTAATTAAGAACGATATTAATGACCTGCTGCGCGGAGTTTTCCGTCAGGTTCACCGGCAAGAGTCAGTAATTGTCCCTGGTCTTCCTGCAGAATAGTCAGGCGACCACCTCGATTGACATACATCGGCGTTTCGGTGGTGTCTTCTTCGGAGATTTTCCCGCGGTTAGTCGGGCGAACATATGAGAGTTTGTGTTTGATTTTCACACGGTTCTCATCAAACGGTTCGATGTCCAGATTGACCGAGACTTTACCTTTGTTTTTCGTGTTCATCACACCGGAAGCGACTTCACTGAGAACTGCGCCGAGTTTGGTTTCAAATACGCCGCCGTCCAGTTCTACGATAAATACCTGCACATCAGTACTGCGTACGCTAGCCATTTTGCTGCTCCTCATCATACCGACCCTGCAAGGTCGGTTGGTTTCTCCACAAAACAGAGAAGAACACCTGCGGTGACAGCCGCCCGGATGGATTGGGTTATGAGCCCGTCGTCCGGTGATGCTCTTCTCTGTTTTGTAAAAAGAGCGGTACCAGCCGGAAGCAAGGGTACAAACTGGTACCGCCAAAGCAGTGGCTGTTGTGGTGGGGTTGTCACTCAGGCGTATGGTCAACCTGACAATCCGGTGTCCTCAACGGGGAAAGAGTAACCCCGCCATACTTACCGCCGCGCCATTTCGCGGATTACCACAACGCTGAGAGCACTTAGCCAGTTACGGCACCACACTTTGTCGCGGTTCCATAAATGCCCTCATCGTTGCACCCTGGTCTCTTCCCAGGCGTCAAACCGGATCGCCACGCTGGTTAGGCGTCTTATCAGCATCATCATTGACTTGCACATTCCGGCTACCTGGTTTGTTTGCCCGAGCAAGGAGTGGATTGTCCCCTTTAACGTCACCAGACCGCTAACGACGCATGTGCCATACGCCGTGTTACAACCAAATTTTGTTAGTACCTTGTTTGTATGTCTGGAAAGAAAGATAAAATGAAGTTGCGCATTATGCAAGTGTTTTTATTGCGAGATATGCAATTTGGTGGGTAATGAAAAGCCACCTTCTGGTGGCTAATTGATGTTGAGGTAGGGGTTAATTGTGTCGCTTAAGGGTTTGTGACTGACTGATTAAGACCTTTCCAAAGACCATAAACCGATGTTCGTTTTCGCTGGTAATTCCCCATTCGCGGTAAATCTGATTATCAGAAATTACCAGCAGTTTATCAGGTATCATTTGCAGTCGTTTGACGTAAATTTTATCATCAAAACCAAATACATATATACCATCTCCATCAAACTGATTGATACTGATATCAACGAAGATGAGATCTCCTGGCTCAATGGTTGGACACATACTGTCCCCACGAACGTTGATAACTTTAATGTGATTGGCTGGCCGTCCGCCAAACATCGATACAGCATTATCAGTTCTGTATTCAATGGCATGAATCACATCAATGACATCACCGCCCTGGATAAGGCCATTTCCCGCACTGGCACTGACATCCAGCATTTCAATACGGAATACATCCTTCACCTGCGCAACATCCTCACCAATACTGTTTTTACATACAGTATTACTTTTGACGTCTGAGGTAAAGAGATCAGCGATATCAACACCTAAGCTCCTGGCAATATTACTCAGGGCTTGTTCAGTGAATTGTTTCTGCTTACCTGTTTCCAGGCGTGAGATATTCGCCGCATCCACTCCTATTGCTTCAGCGAGATCGGCGATTTTCATGTTCTTCGCCTGGCGAAGTTGTCTGACTCGGTTTCCTATGTTCATGCGTTTATTACATTTCTTTATTGCGCGTTAAGCAAATCAACTTGCGCAAAATATTTGCGTGAAATAATATGCTCATCACGCAATATGTGGAGGTTATATGCAATCACCATTACGGAATGTGCGTAAGGCGCACGGATTTACTTTGCAGCATGTTGCTGCGGGCGTTCAGGTCAATCCAGCGACGCTGAGTCGTATTGAAAGACTGGAACAAATTCCATCTATCGATCTTGCAGAACGTCTGGCCAATTTTTTTAAGGGTGAAATCAGCGAAATGCAGATTCTTTATCCGGCACGTTTTCAATCTAGCCAAAACCAGAATGGGTTTAAACCACAGGAACAGGAGGTAAGCCGTGGGTAATCATCACTGGAAAGTGGAAAAACAGCCTGAGTGGTACGTGAAAGCTGTCAGAAAAACTATCGCGGCGTTGCCGGGGGGTTACGCTGAAGCTGCTGAGTGGCTGGATGTAACAGAGAACGCATTATTCAACCGCCTTCGTGCAGATGGCGATCAGATTTTCCCGCTGGGATGGGCAATGGTTTTACAGCGTGCGGCTGGCACTCACTACATTGCGGATGCTGTCGCACAGTCTGCTGGTGGGGTGTTCGTATCGCTTCCTGAAATTGAGGCAGTAGAGAACGCCGATATAAACCAGCGCCTGCTGGAAGTCATTGAACAGATCGGCAGTTATTCCAGACAGATTCGTTCAGCAATCGAAGACGGTGTAGTGGAACCGCATGAGAAGACAGCAATTAACGACGAACTGTATCTTTCAATTTCGAAGCTCCAGGAGCATGCAGCACTGGTCTACAAAATCTTCTGCGCTCCAGAAAAGAGTAACGCCCGCGAGTGTGCAGCTCCGGGCGTCGTGGCGTCGATTGCTTCTGGTTGTGGAGAAACTAACGCATGAATAGTTTAACGGCAAATAACCGTTTGTCGCAACAGCTGGTGGTCAGCGTCGCTGAACACCTGTTGTTACGGCATGAATGCAGATTACCAAATCACCTGGCTGTAAGTAACCACAGAGAACTTTACCTGACTGTGGGGGGCGAGTTGTGCAGGAACTTAACCGCTGGTTTCGTGACGGAAGAGGGCTTTATGTCCATGTTATTCGTTGGGAGCCAGAAACACAGCGCGTTATCTATCTTCGCAAAGACTACCCGCATGAGTGCTTTAGTCCTTTGTGGAAATTCAGGCGTGATTTTGTTGAGTGTGAAGGACCACCAGCATATTGATTCTGCAATTCCGGGACGTTACACTGTTCAGGCACCTTATAAAGCGGGTGCCGGGATTGGCGTCCTGAAATTCGCACATGCGCATAACCGCGCTTCAGCGGTTTTTTTGCGCACGTTTCCTCACATCCAAATTATGGTGGGGCGTGCAGGGGCATCGAAAGATGCGCCGGGGTCATGTGCGACCGGTTACGCCAACCCTGTACGTCTCACCACCTCTGTGATTGGCGTCCCATGTGGTGAGTTTTCAAAATTCGCACATGAGGATGTCACTATGGCAACCACCCCTACCCAAACTCACCCTAAAATTGATGTTATCCATGGGAAGGCTGTTACCTCTTCTTTGGCCGTTGCCGAATATTTCTGCAAGCAGCACAAAAACGTTATTCAAAAAATCCAGACGCTTGAGTGCTCTGTTGAATTCACTGAGCTGAATTTTCAGCCCAGTGATTACACCGATTGCACAGGCCGCAAACTCCCTTGTTACCAAATCACCCGCGACGGTTTTGCGTTTCTTGCCATGGGCTTCACGGGGAAACGTGCTGCCCGGTTCAAAGAGGCATACATCAATGCCTTTAACCAGATGGAGAAACAGCTTTCAAATCCCTCTGTACTGAGCGACGTTGCACATAACGCCAGCGTTCTCTATTCCTACATTTCATCAATTCATCAGGTCTGGCTGCAGCAGCTTTATCCCATGTTGGCAAAAGCCGAATCCCCGCTGGCTGTAAGTCTGTATGACCGCATCAACGACGCGGCGCTACTGGCCAGTCTCATAAATTTGTCGCTGAACCCTTCAGAGGTAAGGGGGCGCAAATGATCCGGAATATTTTCAAACGGTTTACCAATCATACTTTCCGTTGTCCTCGTCCGGGTCAGTGGTACACCACGCCTGCAGGGCATGTTCTACGTGTTAGCCTGGTTGACCGTGAATGTCAGAAGGTGATTTGTGAACCGCTGGGCCGTAATTACCGCATCAGTATGCCGCTTATAGCCTTTTGCTCCGGAAAAAACATGAAGCATCTCGGAGGTGCAGCATGAGTATGGAGCTGATGGTTAAAGCGATGAAAATTCGAGTGGGTAATCCATTGCGAAAACTGGTTCTGATCAAGCTGGCTGATAATGCCAGCGATCAGGGTGAGTGCTGGCCCAGCTACCAGCATATTGCTGACCAGTGCGAGATTAGCAAACGTTCTGTGATGAATCATATTGCGGCCCTTTGTGAGTCCGGGCTGGTAAAAAAAGTCACCCGGAAAGGTGAAAAAGGTAACTCAAGTAATATCTATCTCCTTCATCTTGATGGTGCAGGAGATTCACTAGGGGGTAGTGCAAATAATTCACTATCTGGTGCAGCAAATTCACCAGGTAGTGCAGGAGTTGCACCAGGGGGTGGTGCAGGAGATTCACCCAGAACCAGTCACTCTTTTGAACCAGTCAAAGAACCAGTCAATGAACCAATAGCTGTTGGTGCATCTGCTGATGAGTCTGTGCGAGTTCGTTCAAACCGACCGGAATACTCTCCGGAGTTTGAGCAGGCATGGCTGGCATACCCCAAACGTGCTGGTGGCAATTCAAAATCTGCAGCCTTCAAAGCCTGGAAAGCCCGTTTGAATGAGGGGGTAAAACCCGAAACCATGCTGGAAGGTGTGAAACGCTACGCGGGCTGGGTATCTGCGATGGGTAACAGCGGCACACAATTTGTGAAACAGGCTGTCACGTTCTTTGGTCCGGATCGTCATTTCGAAGAATCCTGGGAAGTTCCTGCGGTATCTGCAGCCAGACGCGAGGACCCGTACTTCAAAGCCAGTTACGACAACGTGGACTACAGCCAGATCCCGGCAGGATTCAGGGGGTGATCATGAGTCTTTTGAATGAAGTTCAGAAATTCATTGAAGCCCATCCGGGGTGTACTTCCGGAGACATTGCGGATGCTTTTGCAGGTTACTCACGGCAGCGCGTTCTGCAGTCAGCAAGCAAGTTACGTCAGAGTGGGCGTGTGGCTCACCGTTGTGAAGGAGATACACGCAGACATTTCCCGCGCCTGACTGAGAGAGCACAGGAGCCGGAACCACAACCAGTTCGTGAAACCAGACCTGTGCGCAATTTCTGTGTCGGCACTAACGACCCGCAGGTGATTTTGTGCCTGACTCGCCAGGCGGAAGAACTGGAGTCCAGGGGCTTATTCCGTCGAGCTGCAACGGTGTGGATGGAGGCATTCCGTGAAAGCCACTCCCAGCCAGAACGAAACAATTTTCTGGCGCATCGTGAGCGGTGCTTACGGAAAAGCAGCAAGCGCGCTGCATCGGGTGAAGAGTGGTATCTGTCAGGGAATTACGTGGGGGCTTAATGAGTAATAAATATTGCCAGGCGCTGGTGGAGCTGCGAAACAAACCAGCCCATGAACTGAAGGAAGTGGGCGATCAGTGGCGCACGCCGGACAACATTTTCTGGGGAATTAACACCCTGTTTGGCCCGTTTGTTCTGGATCTGTTCACTGATGGTGATAACGCCAAATGTGCCGCTTATTACACTGCGGAAGACAACGCGCTGGCGCATGACTGGTCTGAACGTCTTGCGGAGCTTAAAGGTGCTGCCTTTGGTAATCCCCCGTACAGCCGCGCCAGTCAGCATGAGGGGCAATACATCACCGGCATGCGTTACATCATGAAACATGCCAGTGCCATGCGTGATAAAGGCGGGCGCTATGTTTTCCTGATCAAAGCTGCCACCAGCGAAGTGTGGTGGCCGGAAGATGCAGATCATATTGCTTTTATTCGCGGGCGTATTGGTTTTGAACTGCCTGCCTGGTTTATCCCGAAAGACGAAAAGCAGGTGCCAACAGGTGCTTTCTTCGCTGGTGCTATTGCTGTTTTCGACAAGACCTGGAAGGGACCGGCAATCAGCTACATAGGGCGCGATGAACTTGAGGCATGTGGTGAGGCGTTTCTGGCGCAGGTTCGCCAGCAGGCGGAAAAACTGGTCAGGGAGATGGCGGCATGACGACGTTAACTCAATGCCAGCAGCAGGTGCTGGATATGCTGATTTCTTATCAGAAAGAACGTGGCTTCCCGCCAACCAATCAGGAGGTGGCAACCATGCTGGGATACCGTTCGGTGAATGCAGCGGTGGAGCATCTTCGCGCACTGGAGAAAAAAGGCGTCATCACGATAAAGCGTGGCGTGGCCCGGGGGATAACGCTTCATACTGCGATGAAGGACGACGACAGCGAGGCGGTCGGGATTATCCGCGCACTGCTTGCCGGTGAGGAAAACGCAAGGCTGCGTGCAACCCACTGGTTACATGAGAGGGGCCTGAAAGTATGAAGCTAATACTGCCTTTTCCGCCCAGCGTGAACACGTACTGGCGACACCCCAACAAAGGGGCGTTTGCTGGTAAGAGCCTGATAAGCGCGGCGGGGCGAAAATTCCAGAGCGCGGCGTGTGCAGCAATAGTTGAGCAGTTACGTCGTCTGCCGAAACCAACGTCGGCACCTGCTTCAGTGGAGATCGTGTTGTTTCCTCCGGATAACCGGATCCGCGATCTGGACAACTATAACAAGGCGCTGTTTGACGCCCTGACCCACGCGGGTGTGTGGGAAGACGACAGTCAGGTGAAAAGAATGCTGGTGGAGTGGGGACCGGTTATCCCGGAGGGGAAGGTCGAGATCACTATCAGTAAGTACGAAAAAGCGAGTTGCAAATTAGCAACTCGGTAACGGAATTGAGCAACACCCTAAATTTGGGTATTACCTCGTTAAAGATACTGTATTTATGAACAGTGTATCCTTGATAACTATTAAAAATCGCAGTAAGTTCATCCTGCATCAACGAAAAGGGAGTGCAGTCCCGCTCGTGGATAAAAATTTGTGGAGAAACCAATGAATCAGTTGCTTGTAATTGATGGCGTTTCTGTGCGCCAGTACTTCGAATCTAACTACTGTCTTAACGACCTTCAGAAAGCTGCTCTTCTTGCCGCTGGTGAGAATCGCTCCTCCCGTTCGCTGGAAGTTCACGAGTTTATGCGTCGTCCTGAAACGAAGGCTCTTGTGGAATTATTGGAAGAAGAAACTACGGGAGATTCCCGTAGTATTCCTGTCATCACCATTCAGGGGCGCAATGGTGGGACGTATGTCTGTAAAGAGCTGGTCTATGCATATGCAATGTGGATCAGCCCGGCATTCAGCTTAAAAGTGATACGTACTTTTGATGCGCTTCATAATTCATCACCAGAAGAAACCACATCCGACAAAATTAAATCCGGGGTCATTCTGCTTGAATCAGCAGCAAAGACTCTAAATCTGTCAAACTCCTCGAAACTTGGTGCATACCAGAAATTATCAAAGGTAGCTGGTCTTCCTGAACTTATGCCGATCTATGCCATTGATGCACCTGCTGATGCGCCAGATGGTTCAAGCCGCCCTACGCTGTCGCTGAGTGCACTGCTGAAGCAGTATGGTATCCGCCTGACGGCTAATCAGGCATATCACCAGATGGCGAAGCTGGGGATCGTTGAACAACGCGAACGATACAGCCGTACCGCGATTAACAACATCAAAAAATTCTGGTCGCTGACCGCGAAAGGCTGCATGTTCGGCAAGAACATCACCAGTCCTGCAAATCCGCGCGAGACGCAGCCGCATTTCTTCGAATCCCGATTTCCTGAGCTGTTAAAGCTGCTCGATACCGTTCATTGAGGTGACTGTGAGAGCACTACTGACCCCTGAAATTGCCCCGCGTATGGGGATCGTATTGTTCAGGCCAGGTTCAGAGCTGATGCCCCTGTTTATGCAGGGGCGTGTCCTGCTGGAGCCTGAGCCGGAGCGTTATTCATCTTTCGCCAGTGGTGCCGTTCCGGCGGCATCACAACCGCTGGCGGATGATCCTGCCGTTCGGGCCGTGTTCCGCCATGAGGCAGTGATCCGTCGTGCTGGTGGCGTGGAATGTCTTGAAAGCTGGTTACTTCGTGAAAAAGGCTGCCAGTGGCCTCATTCCGGATGGCACAGCGAGAACATGACCACAATGCGACACGCTCCGGGTGCAATCCGTCTGTGCTGGCACTGCGATAACCAGCTGCGCGATCAGTTCACGGAACGGCTGGAATCAATGGCAACGGATAACTGTGCCCGCTGGGTGTTGTCTGTTGTGCGTCGGGATCTCGGTTTTGATGACAGTCACGTTGTGACAATGCCGGAACTGTGCTGGTGGCTGATTCGTAATGACCTGGCGGATGCCTTACCGGAAAGTGCAGCCCGTAAGGCACTGAGATTACCGAAGCCTGTTGTGCCGTCTGTCACCCGGGAAAGTGACCTTGTGCCTTCGGTTCCTGCCACCAGCATCATCCAGGATAAAGCGAAAAAGGTGCTGGCGCTGAAAGTGGATCCGGAGTCGCCGGAGTCTTTTATGTTACGCCCCAAACGTCGCCGCTGGGTTAATGAAAAGTACACGCGCTGGGTTAAGACGCAGCCGTGTGCATGTTGTGGAAAGCCTGCTGATGATCCCCACCATCTGATAGGCCACGGTCAGGGGGGAATGGGTACAAAAGCGCATGATCTCTTTGTGTTGCCTTTGTGCAGAAAGCATCACGACGAGCTGCATGCGGATACCGTGGCATTTGAAGAGAAGTATGGCTCCCAGCTGGAGTTGATATTTCGTTTTATCGATCGTGCGCTGGCAATTGGTGTGCTGGCCTGATTTTGTGGAGAAAGTTGATGCGTGATATGTATGAAGTAATGGATCGTTGGGGAGCTTGGGCTGCTTCAGACAATAGCGGAGTGGACTGGCAGCCGATAGCGGCTGGTTTCAAGGGACTTTTACCTCATGGCAAAAAGTCACGGATTCAGTGTGATGATGACGAAGGCATCATGATAGACAGTTGTGTGGCTCGGTTGAGAAGGTATAAACCAGAGGAATATGAGCTCATCATCGCCCACTTTGTTATCGGTATCTCATTACGTACTATTGCGAAGAAGAGAAAATGCTCTGATGGCACAATTAGGAAGGAACTGCAAACTGCAATGGGGTTTGTTGACGGCTGTTTAGCAATGTTAGCTTATAGTATGGCATAAAAAATAAAATAGATTTACTGCCGATTTTTCAAAAAAGACTGGGAACTGTTTATATCCAACGTAAATAAGGCCTCCATAAAACATGGCTGATGCGAGATATTTAACAGTTCTCATCCTTTTTTTAGCTTTATCAATCAAACCTGTAATGCTACTCTTAATACTATCTGCATTATCTTTGATTTCTTTATTTTCTTCAAACTTTAAATACTTATCGAAAGCGGACTCCACTCGAGAACGTAAGTTGTCGAATGTTTCATTGAATATCTCAATAGAAATGTAATTGACTTTTTTTATCATCCAAAGTCCTGCGATAATCAATATTGCTTCGGTTGTTTCATTAGCCTTCACTAAGCCACCAGCAGCTATTAATGCACCGGGAATAGTCAATGCTTTTGTCTGATTAGATGATATGAATTCGTTAATTTTACTCGTGAACTCAAGATTTTTCTCATCGAGTTCGTTAAGAATTTTATTTACAGAAAACCTCTTTGTGTAAATCTCATATAGTTCATCATATTTTTTCCTGACGAGTTCAGTAGAGTTAAGCAAGTCAAAGAAATTGAACGTACCATTTGCTTTAAATACTTCGTTTATGGCTGAGCGTATAACGAGCTTGCGCTCGCTTTTGTGTAAATCATTGATTTTTATTGTGTCGAGAAGCTCCTTTATAATTTCATATTTAAGAGACGAGTTCGATAAGCGATTAATCTCGCTATATTGTAAAAAATGCGTGAGTTCGACTGTATAACTTTTGTCTTCATTGGTGAAAAATAAGACAGAGCAGTCACTGTTATGATGATCAGCAATTAATGAAAGGATATCTTTCCACATAAAGAAAATATGGATTTTTTCGATGCTTTCATTCTTAGAAGTAGGGAGTATTAACGGCGTTCCGATGATATAATTTTTCGGAAGAGCGTTTTGGGTGTTTACTCTAGACCAAAAAGACTCAACATTCTCATAAATTATAGCGTCATCCCAAGATGAAGCTTGGCGATCTAGCCAAATTTCATTATTTTCGATGCAGGTTGTTGCCTTTTTATAACCTATAGATTGTAACAGTCTAATTATTTCAGAACTATTTACAATAACAATGCTTTCTTCAAGACTTATGACAGTGTAGTAGCCCTCAACTCTGCTTGAGGCTCCGTTAATAATCTGCGCTAATCTTGATAAGTCATCAGCAATTGTCATTATTAGCTGTCTCTATATCTTTTGAGTTCATCATAATTTGCCTGACTCAATTTTATCACAATTTCGCATTTGTTGTCAGTGAGAATTACAGGCTTATTTGACTTTTCGTCTCCAATAGCTCCACGCATTATTTTCAACTTAAAATTATTGTCGTTATCTGCCACTTCAATTGTAAGCGCGCTTTCAGCTGCTTTAGGAGTTGGTTCAAATTGAGGGTCAATCTGGAAACCATTAAGATTAACAAAATCGACAAACGTTCCCTTACATTTGTGTGAATCAGTCAGGCATGAGTCAATTATTTTTGAAATATCCTCTATCTTAACGGACTTATTTCCGTGTTTATCTTTTGATTTTTTTTCCAGTAAGGATTTAACTTCATTGTCAATAGTATCACGCAGTACACGACCGAGTGAGTTTTTACTAGCAAAAATATCTATAGCACTGAATAATTGCTGAATGCTTCTTTTATTGTCCGAATCATGTCGGCAACCTAATGAGTCTTTGAAAAAATCGCTTTTAGATTTACCTTGCAAGAAATGTACATATGAGTCACCCTTGTTTTCTGGATAACTGGCTTCGAATAAAGTTAAATCGAACATCGCAGCCTGCCGTAAGGCATCGGTATTAATTGGATTTAATCTTGTTGGGGTCAACTTATCCGAATCAAAGTCATAGGCGCTTTGTTTATCAACCATTACGATTAGAAGTTTCCCCAAATCCTCTGGTTCGGTAGACTTATAGTGGATGAAAACAACGCTCCCCCCCTGAAGTTGGGCAACTCTCGATTCGTTATTAGCATTATGTTTAAGCTTCTCTATTATAGCTCTAGATAAATCAATGAATTCATTATTTTTATTAATGTATTTTTTTAGGATCGTAGGAATGGATGAAGGGTTGTGATCTGAGTCTAGGAAGTTATGAAATTTGTTTTTTCGGCTAAATTTTTTCTCAATTCTGGTTATGAATTCAGATGTGACTTCATTTTTTAGATCCCAAACTTCACCTAATCGATAATCAAATGCTCTTGAATCATTTTTTTCAAGATTTGCTGTTACAGCACCAATAGGAAAGTACGATTGTTTGCCCAGCACTACAACATGAGGCGTGGCACCGCATTTATCGCAAGCTACAGTTGGGTCGTCAAGAACATTGCCACATTCTAAACAAGTTATATCCATTATATATCCCGAATTATAAGAATGAATTTTTATGTGGCTGAAAATTCTATCAAAACACTAACGCGTACGCAAAAAGTATTGTATTGTGTTAAGAGTGGTTACTTCGCCACACAACTTAAACCCGCCACTGAGCGGGTTTTTTGTACCTGTAAACTTGGTGCAGTACAGTAAACACGCTGGTGGTCGTGAATACTGGCTTTTTATCTTGCTGGCTTTTTAGACAAGAGTTATTGGTATGTCACGTTAACCGGAAAGGGTAAAAAGACATGCTGAAACAGCAGGATATGACAGAAACCGCCAGAGTTGTGTTTGATGAATTAAGCGTTACCGAACCGGCGACAGTCGGGGAGATTGCGCAGAATACTTACCTTTCACGCGAACGCTGCCAGTTAATACTGACCCAGCTTGTTATGGCGGGTCTGGCAGACTATCAGTGCGGTTGTTACAGACGCCTTCAGTCCTGAAGGCTTTTTATTTGTGGTGAATGGGCGGCTGGTGGGGGGGCGACACCTGTCAGTCCTTTGCTTATGTGTTGATGATAATTTACCTTTTGGGGCTATAATTGAGCTAACCAATTGCTAATGAAAGTAAAATTATAATGGCTGTTGTCTGTTCAGTTATCATGGTTTGCTCCCCAATTAATATTTTTCTTGAAAAGGATACGTTGTCACTTAAGCCAGGCTCAGTTGTTCTGGCCACCAAATGCATCAGGGAGCTTTTCCTTATGCATTATGGCAAAGTTAAAATTGTCGATATAAGCGAATCCGTCGTAAGTCAATATCTGGAAAGTCAGCATAAGCTGACGAGGACTCGTCTGACTGACATTCCGCTTTACCTGTTGCTGGAACCCAACAATCCTGCGTTGGCTGCGGCTTTAATTACCAGCCAGGGATTTTCCGGAGAGGCCACGGATATGTTTCTTATGATGGCCTGCCTGTCTCTGTTTGAAACAGATGAACGGATGTCATTGTTTTTAAGTGGATGTTTATCCAGCATAAGTGCCAAAGTCAGGGCGATAATTCAGACAGATATATCAGCAAGCTGGACGCTTGGTGCGATTGCTCTACAGTTGCATATGAGTGAGAGTTTGTTAAAGACAAAACTGAAAAATGAAGGGGGCATGTTCAGTCGCTTGTTGCTGGAAGAGCGGATGCGTGTTGCTGTAAATATGTTATGTTCCCGGCATGGATATGGACAGGCTATAGCAGAAAAATGCGGTTATTCAAGCAGGTCCTACTTTATTTCTGTATTTCACCGCTATTATGGCTTCCCGCCAGACAGATATGTATCCAGGCAAGGGCTTGATTATTGATTTTCATCTGATTATTATTTTTTGGCTCGGCCCTTTAGCTCAGTGGTGAGAGCGAGCGACTCATAATCGCCAGGTCGCTGGTTCAAATCCAGCAAGGGCCACCATCACATACCGCCATTAGCTCATCAGGAAAGAGCGCCAGCCTTCGAAGCTGGTTGCGCGGAGTTCGGGTCCCCGAAGGCGGTTCATTATCTGTATCCTGCGTTGTTAGCTCAGCCGGACAGAGCAATTGCCTTCTAAGCAATCGGTCACTGGTTCGAATACAGTAGAACGCGCCACACTTATTTTCCCTGGCTCGCTTTTGCGGGCTTTTTTTTAAATGTCTCACAATTCAGGCGGTTGACTGTTGTCTGGTTTGCGGGGAGTTTGTTAAAAGAAACTGGCATGGTGAATCCCCCTGTGCGGAGGGGCAATCAGCGAGTAGGTATATGGGATAATCGCGGATTCAGGTGCTGGTACTGAATTCACCGGGAGGCACCCGGCACCATGCAATGGCACATAGTGCCACTCTCCAGCCCCTCTCCGGAGGGGCTTTCTTATGGACAAAAAAAGCCCGCGCAGGGAGACGCGGGCGGCAAGGAATAAACAACAAAACGTGAAGTAATATTTCAGCTGGCGAATAATATCCGACAGTAATCACTCTGCGCAATAGCGCGGCCTTTTTCGTATTGCGGGCTGTTGTCTATCTTCTGCCATTGTCCTGTAACTTCCGGACTTCAGCCCGCTCCTCATTTTACTCACAATATTATCCAGGCCGGGAGGATTCATGGCATTTAAACACTATGACGTGGTCAGGGCGGCGTCGCCGTCAGACCTTGCGGAGCGACTGACACAAAAACTGAAGGAGGGGTGGCAGCCATTTGGCAGTCCGGTGGCCATCACGCCTTATACCCTGATGCAGGCCATTGCGGCGGAAGGTGATGTCACCACACCTGTGGTGGTGAAGCCGTCGGATGGAGAAGGCGCAGTTATCAGCACCACCAGCAACCCGGAGTATTACTTTGTTGTTGCCCTGGCCGGGCAGTCAAACGGTATGGCGTATGGTGAAGGGCTTCCGCTGCCGGAGACATATGACCGTCCGGACCCGCGTATTAAACAGCTGGCGCGTCGCAGCACTGTCACGCCGGGTGGTGCGTCCTGTAACTACAATGACATTATTCCTGCGGACCACTGCCTGCATGATGTTCAGGATTTGAGTAAGTTTTCACACCCGAAAGCTAGCGCAGCTCAGTATGGATGCGTGGGGCAGGGATTACATATCGCGAAGAAATTGTTGCCGTTTATTCCGGCGAATGCCGGTATTCTTCTGGTTCCGTGCTGCCGTGGTGGTTCTGCATTTTTGGCGGGCGATGAAGGTACCTTCAGCGAATCCACCGGCGCAAGCGAGACCTCGGCACGCTGGGGTGTAGATAAGCCACTGTACAAGGACCTGCTTACCCGTACTCAGGCCGCACTGAAGGCTAACCCTAAAAATATTCTGCTTGCAGTGGTCTGGATGCAGGGCGAGTTTGATTTGAAACAGGGTGCATACGCCACTCAGCCGGGGCTGTTTGATTCCATGGTGGAAAAATATCGTTCTGACCTGTCGGAATTCGGAGGTCAGTGTCTCGGGGGCTCTCCGTCATCGGTTCCCTGGATTTGTGGCGACACGACCTACTACTGGAAGCAGACTTATTCTTCGCAATACGATGCGGTGTATGGTGCATACAAGACGAAATCCGCAAAAAAAATCTTCTTTGTGCCGTTTATGACGGATGAAAACGGGCGAAATGTGGGTACCAACGAGCCGTCAGAAGATCCGGATGTTGCGGATATTGGGTATTACGGAGCCGGTGGTCGAACGGACGCCAAAACCTGGACGACGGCCGACCGTAAAACGCATTTTGGATCATGGGCACGTCGTGGGATTATTTCCGACCGTCTGGCAACGGCGATTCTTGTGCATGCCGGGAGAACCGCTGAATTCATTACCGGAAAACAGCCTGATACGGTGAAGCCCACCGGACCTTCCGGTGAAGGTACGGAGAGAGAGCCGGAAGCCCCGGTCAGTAACCGAACCCTGATGAGTCTGCTGGCGTCCGGCGAAGACCTGGCATCACAGGGCTGGCGCTATTATCACAAACCGGCGAGCGGAGACAATGTTAACAAAAACATTGCTGAAGCGGTGGTCAGTGATGCGGGGGCTACGGGAGGTAAGGCCCTGCAACTGAATAAACCGGAAAACCACATCTGGTTTCTGGAGCATGATGCAGCCGGACAGGGAGTGGAGTTACTGAAGAAGGGGGGACGTGTGAGCGTACGGTTTAAGTTGCCGGGTTCACTGGTGCCGAATCGGTTTGCCCTGGGCATTTACTGGCAGTTGTCGTCCCTGCCGGAGGGAGTGACGCTGGCAGAGGAAGGCAACGACATGCTGATGTCCTTCTTCCTGCAGACGGATGCGACGAACCTGAACGCGATGTACCACAAGAAGCCGAATGCGAAGCTGGATACGTTCGGGGTCTTTGATAACGGATGGCACACACTGGCTTTTGAGTTTGCCGGAAACAACAGCATTCAGGTGACGCCGGTACTGGATGAGAAACGGGGGACGCCGTTCACACTGGTGAAATCTCCGGCATCAGGGGCGGCGGACAAACTGCAACTGACAGGCATATCAAAGGCGGCGACATATACGCTGCTGATTGACAGTGTGAAGGTGGAAGTGAACAACGCGGATGCCGCGGCATGATAAAAAAAGCCGCCAGCGGCAGGAACGGAAGCTGGCGGAGGTAATCCCAATGGAGAATGTAAAGAAAAGATGCTTTCGTATATCGGTTTTTTAAATGAAAACAGTTCTCATTGTCAACCATAACGGTAAGAAACTATGACATTTATTCATCAGGTGATGCTGTACTTCTGTACGGCGGTCTGTGTGCTGTATCTTCTTTCGGGTGGGTACAGGGCAGTGCGCGATTTCTGGCGCAGGCAGATTGATAAAAGGGCCGCAGAGAAAATCAGCGCCAGTCAGTCAGCCGGAGCAAAAACAGAAGCCCCACTCATTCCGGAACAACCTTCTTAATAACCCATTTCAACGAGAAAATCCTATGTCAGAAATAAAATCGCTGGTCACTGCTGAGGCAGTGAAGGAAGTTCTGCGCTCTGAAGAAGTCCGGAGCGCACTGAAACGTAACCGGCTCATTTAA